ACGTTGTATTCTGCTTCAGGTGCTTCCTCTTCTTCGGTAACCACTTCTTCTTCAGTAGTCTCTTCTTCAGATACTACGTCTTCAGTAGATGCAGTGGTTTCTTCCTCTTCGACGACTTCTCCTTCTACCTCTTCCTCTTCCTTCATACCCTTAGGCATGGGTTCGGCAGGTTTAGCACCTCTATTCACAATGTCTTTGACAGTTGCGATTTTAGGTTCTGCAATTTTTGCAGAATCGTCGTCTACTTTGTAATTTTCTGGGGTTGGGCCACCGAGATCTTCGTAACTACCAGTTTGGCCAGGTGTCGAAACACCGGAAGCATTGCTTCCTGCCTTTGGCATCGGATCAGCTGCAGCAGCGCCTTTGGTTACTACGTTTTCCATTTCTTGTAAATTGCTACCAACGGACATTTGATTAAATATTTTTTGTATTAATCTATATTTATTTATAAATTATAGATTTGATAAGAATTCGTTGAATAAGTTCAACTTATGCTCTTCGAGCATTTTTTGATCGACAAGGGTGTTAATCCTTCTTTCAGTCTTTTCTGCGAGTTGTTCACGAAGGATTCCACCTTCCCAAACCCATTCTTTTCCTTCCATAATTCCTGAGACAAAAGCATCAGGAGCAGAAGGATCGGCAACGATATCAGCAGCAGTTGCTAACATAAAATCTTCACCAACAACTCTTACACCGTTTTTGTCTTCTTTTAATGATCCAACACCACGAGAAGAAACACCAAGCATTACACCTTCATCAAGAAGTGAAGATGCAATTTTACCCATAGGAGTATTCAAAATTTGTGCTTTTCCTACGAAATTATTACCTTCTGCTTTGAGGGAGGTAATTTTATGAGAGACACGATCAAGATTTACGGTAGGTCCATCTGGGTGACCAAGTTCTCCGAGAGCACGTCCTTTTTGAACAAAAGTTTCGTTATATCTACCAACCTCTTTGGCAAGAGTTTCCATTGGATACATTCTGCCATTACGATTTTTGATATTACCCTGAAGAAAAACTCCTTCGATATAGAGTTTCTTACCGGCACCTTTGCCTTCAGTAATAATTTTAACGTTTGTTACTTCTTCTGTGATAAGTTTCATTGTTTATCCTGTGAATCCTACTTTAAATCCTTTAACTGTCGCAGCAGATGCTGAGATAACATCCTGAGCACCCTTCTCAAAAAACTCAATTCTATCGTCAGGTAAAGTTACTGTTGCAGTGCTGATATATCCACCAGAACTAGTCTTTGCAACACTGACAGTTGCATCAGCACCAGAAAGATTAATAACCCTAACGACAGTTGCGTTATCTAAAGTTGTTGCTGTATCAAGTGCAACCTCAGCACCAGTGCCAACTAATAAAGTTCTAGCCATCTTGCTCCTCTGCTGTATCTAGGTTTGAATCATCAAACATGGATGCACCTACTGTTGGTTTAATACCTTCAATACGTTCTGCTGCTTTTGCATACAAAACGTCCTTAATTTTGTCACTAATATCGGATGCAGATTCGTCTGCTCCGATTAAATTTACAATTTCTTCCATGAAAATTTATAATAACTATATTTTCTATTTATATCTCAGCAGCTTTGCCATCAGCATCAGTAATTCCACCATCAATTTCTGGTTCCATCGGAACATCACCCATCATTCCCTGCTCACCTTCTTGTGGTAAAGGTTCACCAGTAATTGGATCTACTGCACTTGGGTCTGGAATAACTCCATCTCTAATTTCCTGTTCAATTTGTTCATCCATTTCAATCATTTCTGCATCAGTCTGACGGAGAACTTTACTACGAACCCATTGAGTGGAATAATACTTACCAATATAAGGTTCGATTGTTGCAAGAACACCAAGTCTCTCATTCAACATTTCAGTTTCTTTAAGTTCGGCAAACTGATTATCATATAAGAAGTCATATTGAATGTGATCGGAAATTCTATCCCAATCTTCTACAGAAACAATATTTTTGAGAATTAATTGAGTCTTCAGCATATCATTGAACATCTGAGCAAATCTCTTTCTCAGACGACCAACAAACTTAGCAAACTTGAGTTCATCTCTCAGAATTTCAGAAGAACGACCAAGGTTGAAACCACCATCAGCAGCAATTCTGGATTCAGGAACTCCAAGTGCTCTGTAGAGTTTCTTCTGGAAATATTCAATATCAGCAAGTTCTCCCAAGTTTTGTCCACCTGGAAGTGTGGAGATTTCAGTTCCTCTTCCACCTTCACGTCTAGGTAACCAGAAGTCTTCCATCATAGACATAAATTTACGATCATCACGGATTTCTCCTGTGTTTGCATCGTAAACTTGCTTGTTACGATAACGCATCATAACATCACGCAGATATTGTTCTGCTTTTACCTTAGGAAGATTACCAACGTCAATGTAGAAAATACGACGTTCTGGTGCTCTTGACAATCTATAAATTACAAGAGAATCCTCAATCATTCTAAGTTGATTGAGTGCTTTGATTGCCTTATGGAGATAAGAAAGAACTGTTCCTTTGTTTCTATCTACAAGACCTGAGGTACAATATGTAATTGCATCTTTAGCAATTTTAGTTCCTTTTGCTCCTCCACCACCACTTAAATTATTGGTCGGATATGCTGGTTTAGGAGTATAAACAAAATACTCTTCAATTTCGGGAGCAATACCATTTTTAGTTTCATCACGACCAGGAATATTTGGTCCAATAATATTTTTGTCCTTCTTCTTTTCTTGACGGACAAACTTCATTTTCATAGGATCAATATACCTCAGTTCCTTAATTCCTTCCTGAGGATTTTTCATATCAATAACTTTATGATAATAAAGTCTCCCATCAATATACCAATTCCTAAAAATTTCATGAGACTTTTTATCAAAGTCTAAAATTTCTTTGATATATTTGAATTCTTTTCTAATTGCTTTTTTTAGTTTATCAGTTGCATTGAGATTTGAAAGTTCGATCTCAATTGGAGAATCATAAAGATCGCTAACGATTGCTTCGTTTACGACATCTTCTATTGCTCCATCCGTTTCGGGATGAAGTGACATTTCTCTATATCTTTTTATTAAATCAAATTCTGTTCTATATTGACCTTCAATATCTACATATGAACCATAAAATCCGCTAGCAATATAGTTATCAACCCCGTCCTCGTTATTTTCGGGGACGGGGGAAACTATAGACTTGGATTTTTTTTCTGTATCTTCAATAGAAAAACCAAAAAGTTTTGCCATAGTATAAACTAACTAGACTGTTATTTTACTATTTAGCTGATGTTCTCACCACCGGATTGTGGAGCATTACCTTTGAATGCTTCATAGAAATGAACTTGCATTTCTACGGTGAACTCCTGAATGGTATCAGTGGTTTCATAGTTTAGATCAATTGCAGAAATATTCGTTGGGAATACATCCTTGAAAACATACTTTCTAAGAGTTCTTCCTTCACGATCAAGTTGATGAACTTTAGCATCTACCTGATAAAGTGCTGGGTCTGTTTCTCCAGTTCCATCATTGAGTTTATTGATGGTATTCATCCACTTTTCAAATGCTGATCTGATGGAGAATGAAGTATCATTGATAACTGTGATTGTCCAGGTTTCAAATGTTCTGTCACCGGCAATCTTCAGGATTCTTCCTCTAAAAGGAATATCAATGTTGGCAACTGTAGAAGCAGGTAAGTTTGCTGCCTTTACAAGAAATCTGGAATTTTCAATTACTTCATTTTCATCTTGAACTCCAACGATTGAGGGGAACGTGAGTTCCACCTCAAACAGATTAGGTCTTGCACCACCACCCTTCAGTTTACTCTTAAAGTCACTGATAGTCCTTAATGGTAAGGTGTTTACTTGTTGACGGTTTGCCATTGTTTCTTATACCTCTAAATTAAACGTTTCCGATAACTTCTTCAAATGAAACACCAGTTCTGGTGGCAACAAACGTAAGACCGATGAAGTTGATAGATCTTGCGGGTTTAATAAAGATGTCTGCTACAAACTCATTATTATCTATAATTGCAGCAGTATTATTTGTTTCGTCACAAACAACAACAAAGTCAAAGATTCCTCTCTTTGCCTGAACATCACGAAGGAATGGTTCAACAATGTTCACAAAGTTAGTTCTTGTGATTTCATCATTGAATTCAAACAGTTGATCTTTTGCTGCGGCAGAAATTGCATCTTCGAGATAGATAAACAATCTGCGAACATTAATGCGATCAAATGCTGATGATTTACCAAATCCAGTTTTGTCTCCAAAGAGAACAATACCAGCACCAGGAGAGAAGATTACAGGATTGACTCTATTTGAATAAAGTCTGTCTCTTTCAGATTTGCTTGGATTGTAAGCAAGTTTGACTGCATTCAGGATTGCTCCTCTATTTGTTCCTGCTGGTGAGAACCATGGGAAGTTATTGGCATCATTTCTGGCACAAAGTCCAGCAATGTCTCCATTCAGTGGTACATATCTAAATGTGTTTGCAAACCTATCAAACATATACTTATAACCACTATCAAAAATTCCATAAGTTGATGATGTGATTGAAGAATAGAAATCAATTACATTTTCAGTGGTAGTTTCTGCAGATCTAATAGTTACTGCAGTTTCACTAGAGGTATCAGTTATTGCAGCACCCCTATATGGTGAGATGAATGCCACCGCATCTTTTCTTATCTCGGCAACTGAAATACACTTATTAGCAAGTGCCTGTGCTTCTTCTTTACCATATCCGGCAGATCCCATAAGAATGAAATCTACATCAAATCTTTCAGTATTTTCAAATAAACTGTATCCAGATACTAAACCAGATAATCCAGCACTCAATGCTCCACCCTCTGGAGCGGTAGATCCAATTCCTGCTAATCCATTATAATTTAATCCACCTGTAAGCACATCGTTAGAATTTCCACTTGCCGCAAAGGTGATTCCTTCTGCATTTTGATCCCAACCAACATCAGAAGCAATGGCAAAACTACCTGCGGTACTACCACTAAATCCGGTAGTTACAATACCAGCTGGTGAATTACCACCGAAGATATATTCGGAGTTACTTGCGATGAACTTTCTCCAATATGAAGGAGAACCTAATGAATACTCTGCGTCTTTTGCTTTTGATAAAGCAAGATTCTTTTCAAGGATTGTTCCACTGTTTCCGGTAATAGATCCATCACCATCAATTACAACAACATGAACTTCATCAAACCTAGATCCTCTTGCCGCAGCATATGAAGAGGTTCCTGGTCTTTCTGCCAGTGAATTCCACTTAACAGAAGATGAAGAAGTTAGGGTAAGTGTCTGTTGATCGAACCAATCTTTTCTTGATCCGACCTCCGGATTGGTGGTGGTACTAATTGAACCTCCTACCGAAGTAGTAACTCCAAGTCTAACGGTAGTACCTGCTCCAGCTGTGGAGGTAAATCTATATTTGCCGTTTGGTTGATAATCAATTGAAGTTACTGTACCTCCACTAGAAACATGTTGAAGTATTTTGACTCCAATTTCTTCTTCACCAACTTCGGTAACAAGACCTTTGAAATATCCATCCAATAAAGAAGTTGTTCCTGCTCCGGCAATAACTGTATTAGCAGGAACTGCCTGAGTAACTCCGTAACCGACATGAATACCGGTTGTATTGAGACCTAGGATTTGGTCTGCCTTGGCATCGATGATACCAACTCTTAAACCATTACCCCAAGAACCAGGATTTCTTGCCGCAACAACTACACCAGTAATTGTATTTTCATCATATCCAAGTTCTTCGTAATGATCTAAACTCTTGATTTTAGTTGAGGTTGTAGCAGTGCTTACAGCAATAAATCCATTTCTGAGTTTTGAATCGTCTGCTCTGACAACCTGTAGTGATCCACCATATGCTAAGAAAGAGGAAGCAGTGAGCCAGTGCTCATAGTGCTTGTCTGTGCTATATGGTTTTCCGAAAGTCTCTAAAAGATCCTTTTCGCTTCCGACTATTGTAGGTGAATCGACGGGACCTTGTGCGAAAGGTGCAACAATTGCACCAATGCCTGCAGAGGTTGGGTCTACCCTACCTACTGTCAGATCAACTTCCCTTACTACAATACCGGGAGATGCTAAATTTAGTGGCATCTTGTTTTTCCCTCGCAGCCAAATTTATCTAAAAATATTTATGGAAAGGGGTATTTTCACTGGGGAAACTATGCATGATATCACCAATCTGGGTATTCCCACACAATATTCTTTACTTTCAGATTTTTTCTGTTAACTCTTCTCTTAGTACACTCTTTACATTCATATGAATATGATGATGCCAGAGTTCTATCTTTTCTAGTTTTATAAAAGTCATTCAATAAATTTTTTATTTTTCCACATACTCTACATTTCCTTTCGAGAAATAATAGATGTTCTAATTCAATATCATCATTGAAAGACATTACATATAATCCCACATATATGATCGATCACCATATTCGTCAGAATACCATCTATCACCAGAATTATCCACAAAAGTAGTTTCATCATTGAATCCATCTGAAATAAATCCAAATGGTGCCATATCTTGTTCTATCTGATTTTTTTGTTCTTCATATATTCTTTTTCTTACATCATTTTCCGTCATCTCCTTGAAATAGTCTTGTGCAACTAACCAAGAAAATATAACAAGACACATTGCTAAATCATCATTACACCCCTCTTCTGCTTCAAAAGAATTTCCTTTCTGAGCAAAAGTAGTTAATTCTGAGATGACTTCATAATCAGTCGTAAGTAATTTGTCATCTTCTATTAAGGTCTTGAGATTGGAGCAACCTAATTTTTTAACTGCTGCAGTTGTTCTAACACCAAGTTGAGATTTTTTTCCACTAAATCCAGAACCAACTACCTGACCATTTCTACCTCTCATAGCACACATGAGAATATTTTCATATTCTAAATCATATTGAAGAATACTTGCTACTTGATCTCCAATATCATTGACCTCAATTAGTAACCAAGCTTGATTATATCCTCTTGCAACGTCCAAGATAACACTTGGAAACAACATGGGTTTTATTTCATTGTTTCTATATTTGGCAACTACTTTATAGGGAAACTCTGTAATATCAAACACGATAAATGCAGAATAATCGTTGCCCAACCCACGAGCAACATCAACAGTAATAAGGTAGTTGTGTTCTTTTTGAGATTCTTCGTAGACATCTAAACCTGCGTTTCTAATGATTGGATTTTCATATACAAGGTTCTTTAGTTTTGATGGATTTATAAGGGTATTGACAGAACCAAGAAACTCACACTCGAACTCGACTCTGAATTGCTGTTCTGATGTGTTAGCAATCGTCTGTTCTTTCCATACTTCATCTCTTCCAGGAACCTCGGACCAATGAACATCAGTCGGAACGTATTCATTTTTACTTCTCTCTGCGTCGTGCCACATACGGTAGAAGTGATTCATACCATGTGGAGTGGATACGATAATTACTTTGGTGTTTTTACCAGAAGTAATAGTAGGATAAACAGATGCAAAGAACGAGTCAGCAACGTGATTCGGGACGAATGCGAACTCGTCGAGAAAGAGGATGTTGAACGACATACCTCGGACAGCACTTGCAGACGTAGAAGCTGCCAATATCTTACTGCCATTTTCCAACTCCATCGATCCTTTGTTCCATGATATGATACCCTGTTGCATCCATTTTGGTAAGTTTTCGTAAGCAGTTTGTAACCTACTAAGAAGTTCCCTAGCAGTTGCTGCCTTGTTTGCCAGAATGCCAATGTTTACACTGTCATTGAATACAGCATAATGCAAAAGATAAGATACGACTGTAGTGGATTTACCAGTTTGTCGTGGCATCTTACAGATATTGAATCTGTTATTATGGAAGTTGTGAATTAGTTTTTCTTGGAAGTCATATGGGTGAAACTGTGTCAGACCCTCATCAAGAGAAACAATTTTAATGTACCTATTAGCAAAATACACCGGGTCTTCTTTGCACTTGAGGAACTCGATGACTTGTTCCTCAGTGAATTGGATCGGTGTATTTGCTTTTTTTAGATTAGGATTACCAAGATATACTTCACTCATAATTAATCAACTCAACATTTCCAACGACGACGTGCTTTACAAATTGCCTTGTCAGGTGTTTTAGTACAATCAATATTGTGCATATCTTTTTGTCCCTCTGAACGGGAGCAATAAGATGAACGTCTCTTTGCGTCTTTACTTCCTTTCTTTGGATTACCGGTTACGGCAGTCTTTAACTTTGAACCTGGATTTTCACGACGATAAGCATTTACT